CTGGTTCAACTGGTTCTTTTTGTAATTTCTTTTTTTCGTAATATTCTTTAGATTTAATCCGTTTATATTCTAAAAATTGCGGGTCTCGTTCTTTTCGTTCTTGGTAATACTTTTTTCTCTGTTCATTAATCTTATCACGGTTATTCATACGATATAATTGTGACGCTTTCTTTTGTGCTGGTGTATAAGAACTATAGGTAATTTGTGTTGGTACTTCTTCAGTCATTACATATATAACTATTATGTCTTTATATGTATATATGAATTACATTATATTTACATTTGCTGGAATTTTAAACGCATCTATTTCTCCTTTTTTATCATCAGATGTGATTACATTTATTTCATGACGTAATGAAGGAGTTTCAGAACGAAAGAAATGTTTTAAAATATATTCATTCTTTTTAAAATCTACTGACACATTCAAATCTTCAAACATTGATATAAATGTGTTTACATCATCATATAAACAACCGCTTCTAAATGATGACGCATTGATAAAATGTCCGAATGCCATACAATACCACCCACAAGCATTATTCATAAGGCTCTGTATATCAATATCTGTATAAGGTAGTCCTTTCATTTTCGTTGTTTCTTCTACTGCTTTTTTAATATTTTCACTAGGCGGTGCGCCGTACGGGTCGAAAAATATGCGTTCTATAACTCCTTTTGGGTATTTTACTAATTGTAAGTAAGTCCAATGTGTGCCGCTATTTTCGTTTCCCTCTTCATCTGTACTATCTTGTAAATTAACTATATATGCTTTGTTATATTCTAACGGTGCTTTAAGTTCATCTTTAAAAAGTATCGCTGCGAGTGGTATCCTCATACGTTTTGCTAGGTCTGTTAATTCTAAATCTGTTAATGACATTTTTATTATATATATATATTGTCATTCCTTTATATAAATTAAACATATAATCCCGCACCGTCAGGTCTCATAGTTCTTGAACGACTTTTATTTTTTGATACAGCCTTATTGAAATGTTGATATTGTACAGGTAGTGTATGTTGAAATTGAAAGTTTGCACCGAATGGTTGAGACATAAGTGCGGGTGGTGTATCACTAACCATACTAGAACTTGTATTAAGTAAATTACCACCAACCATACGGGTATGTGGTTCCATTGAATGATTTTCTACATCTAAAAGACTATTATGTTTAGAACTAATAGTATTATTAATTAATTTAGCATGTGCGAGATTAGCATTAAATGATGCATGACCTGCTCTTGCTTGGAATCCTACATTACTTTGTCCGATACCCATGCCAGTTGGTTGTAATGTTGGTCTTTGTTCATTTGTTTTATATCCATGTGCTTCAGGTGATATTTTTTTACTAATCATATTATTTAATTCAAGTTCTTCGTCTGTTAATTTAATTTGGGCACCTTTGTTTTTATTAAAGGATTTAGTAACTTGATTAAATGTACCAGGTGTTACATTAAGTGACATTCCCGTACCATGTTTTACACGAACTTTTAAACCTTGTTTTATTTTTCTAATTTGCGCAGGGCTTGCGTCAATTTGTATAATCATTATTATATAAATATATTATCTTTTTAAATAAATATCATTATCTGATTATTAAACACGGGCTCCAGTCAATACATCGACATTAATCTGAACACCATATTCAACGAAAACATAGTAATCAACGTTTTTAGCACTAAGATTGGTACCGAGTAATTGAATAGATTTTGGTACATCTTGTTCAATTGGTAGCATACGCTCTACGTCAACATAGTAATAACAATAATTCATATCAAACTCTTCACGACCAATAAGACCAGATGTAAGACCGTCAGTAAGACCACCGTTAACGCTATTTTGTCCGTAAAGTTGGTTATTAAATTGTTCAAACCCGTATTTTTCCATATTATAGATGGCATTCTGTCCTGATACTTGGATATTAAAGTTAGTAAGATGACACAGCGGAGATGTTGGACCACATCCTGCAGGGTCAAAAGGTGATTGGAACACAGGAACACCAGTACGAATACCTGTGTTTGAATTCTGTGTAACCGCCTTTTTAACATTAGTAATTTCAGTACCTCCATTTGGTGAATAGAATGGAAGAACAAGAACACTTTTAATATTAGCGATACCATTTGTAATAAGGGCATTAACTACTCCAGATGTTCCAGCCACGTTAGATACTTGATATTGATAAATATCGGTATATTTAATCTGTTTAATAGCACTTGATACGTATGCCTCTTCAAATTTAGGATTAAAAGTATAAGCAGGAATATAAAGATATACGGATTTAGAAAGACTGCCTTCAGCTACTCCAGGAAGTCCACTAATAGAACTATCGAGACATTTAGAACCAATAGAAATATTAGAAACATATTTAAGACGTAAACACGCACCAGAAGATGATACTGCGATAGCACCACCGCCAGTACCATCAACACCAGCATTAGCTGCGAGTGGAATAGTTGAACCATTTGAAACACTTGGAGATGCTATCATAAGTGGATTTACTCCACCAATAGCATTTGTAACACTATCTAATGCCATACCCGAAAATTCCAGAATACCAGCACCAGCACTATTAAAGGTGGATACGATAGTCGATGATGCATTATTAAGGTTAAGTGTAAGAGTCATAAATACACCCTTAAGAAGTGGTACCATATTAAAGAAACTATGAACATGTTTTAACATAATACACGCGGTTACATCAATTTGAAACACAGGAGACTGTGCGACAGTAATAGCAGCACCAGTACCACCAGGCGATGTAAGGATAGCACTTTGTTTGGTTAAAACATGAGATTTCCATAAAGCATTAACTGAAGACGCGGCAATAAGACTTGCATACGTAGCATTTGTACCTCCAGCGCGTACATCGTTACTACTAAAATTAGATACAATAGAGTCTGTATCAAAATTAATGAGTCCTTGACGTTTAATAAATCCATGGTTACCAAGCCCAGACCGATACGAATTAAATACGTCTTCGAAGATTTGAAGGTCTTCAAAATTAGAATTATTACATGTACCAGACATGATATAATCACCTTGTGCGAGAGAAGATGTTAAACCAATAGCGCTACCTGTATCAGCAGGGTAGAATTGGAAGGTTGTCGCGTCATCAGGATAAAACCCAATTTTAGCGCCTTGTGTAACAATGTCATTAAGTGACATAGATGTCATAAGTTTAAAAGAATTCCACATATTCATAAAAGATGTTTGTTGTGTGATTGTTACGCCGTTGTAATCTAATGTCATACTATGGATAATAGAACCGAACCAATTTTTTAATCCTAAAATATGGTCAGGGCTGCCTTGGTCTGTAAATTGTGCCACATTATAAGTAGCACCAGAATTGGCTTGAAGATTTGAAGATACGCTTGCATACTCTATTTCTGCGCCATTTTTAGGCATAGCCAGGGTTAAGAGTATAGGCACACTTAAATACGCTTCTTGATATGCCATAAATTTATTGGAATTTGATAATTGTGATGTATCAATTTTTGATTGAGAATTATTATAATTCTGACTGTTATTATCTAAAATATTAATCCAATCTTTACGGATAAATACCATTGGTGAACCTTCCACCTCATTACTTAAATCAAATACTAGTTTGTCGCTCATTTTTATAAATATAAGATTATAAACCTTTAAATGTAATTTATTATTATTATAAAATATAATAATAGTAAGCATACTAGCTACAGATTTACATACTCATTGTAATGTTTTTACGTTTAGAATTAACAGGTGGAATAATGTTTAATTTTGAAAGTTTAGAACTAAAAGATTTTGGAAGCCCTTCACCTTCCATATTTTTACTAGCATACGGTTTTATACCAGTTTGTCTAAAATAATCATCAACTCCATCATAAGATGATGCACCACCACCACCACCTTTACGAAGTAAAACCGAACCCATTCCTGAACCGTTTATAAATTTCATACCTCCACCTTTAGCACTGATTGTACTCATACAAGACGCTTTATGATGTGGTATAGATACCATTTTTGTAATATTATGAACCATGATTAATTATATATATTAATATATCTTTAATTATATTACATACTCATTTTATCTTTAATAATTATGTTACGTAATTTAAATGTTGATTTTAACATAGCATCAAGTGCGCATAATTTACTATTAATTACGTTACTATGTACAAGTTCTGTATCATTTTTTAGGTCATTGAATAATGTGTTTTTTTGGTTTTGAATTGTATTAATAAGATTTAAAATATATTGTTCGTCCATTATATATATAAGTTATTTAATCTTTATATCATTATTTACTCGTTAATATTTATTTATCTAAATATCCTTCGTTTTTATCTCTGATAGTTAAAAGAATAGTCATGTTAGGGTCGTTTATATGTATTGGTCTTAAATCAGGACTTAGAAATGTTAAGCGTAATTCGTTATATGTTCCTTCAATCATTTTATTCCACATAAAATTTGGTGGTTTATCTGTGATAATCTCACCTATTCCAACACTACTATTTAAACTATATATAATACTTGACGGTTGTGAATATGGATTATTAATATTAGATAATGAAAATAATATACTACTATTTGGTTGTACCTGTGGTGACATACTTGATAAATATGATATAGTACCACCTGACGTTTTAGCTGCGTAATTAGTTAGGTTTGTAGGTGATGGAAATACTGTTGTATTATTAACATTTAAGTCACTGATAAATCCCGCAGGATAACCTACAATTTTATTAAAGGCATCAGGAAATTCTACCTGAGTATTAAAAAAATAATCAGGCATTCCTGGGAAATTTGGAGGTGTTGCATAACCTGATGGTAATGTTGTAGGTATGATATATGTGTTTAATTGTACAGCGTACCTATTTACATTTAATGTAATTTCAAACGGATAAACATTTTTTTCACCAAATACAAAATATGTTCCATTGTTAATCATATTATACTGAAGTAAATTATTAATTGCTACTATATCCCAAATCCCGTCTGGAATTGTTACTGTATATGTTGTTGGAACAGAACCAACAATTATTGTATATTTTATAATATTATTATTACTGTTAGCTGTAATATTATACCACGAGTAATACATACTTACACTACTTACAGCTATAAATTTATCTTTTAACATTACTGAACTAGGAAATTTATATACTAGTTTATTATTTGCACCATCATCTACGAGATGTGTTTGATTCATTACGATTACGAACATTTATATATATATATAATTATATCTTTAATTGATAATTATTTATGAAATAATACCTTTGGAATTCTGATATTATCTGTTTTTTTAGAAGTCGTTTGAATTCCTGCACACATTCCACAACCTTTAAGACGAACTTTTTTAATATCATCATTAGACGATTCGTATTGTGTTCTAAAACCCGAACCCATCATCTCTGTATGATTTATAGGAACTTGAGAACCTCCGAAATAAAAAGGTGCTTGCGTACCGCCTGATTCCATTTGTAAAAATATTTTATTTTGGTTTAAAACCTTAGGGTTATAGTTATAATTTCCTGACATTTATTTTATAATTATATATGTTAATAAATCTTTATATCTTGATTATTACATCTAATCCAATAAATCCAAAAACTCCAAAAATATGGGCATTTTGAAAAGTCTCTCCTATAGGGTGTTTTTAGCTATTACTATGTTTCTATTATCTCTCTATTATTGGATTATTGGATATATTATTATATAATTATTAATTATGATATTAATTATTATATAAATAAATCTTTATTTTATTTTTACGTTCTTATTTTATTATTTATTATTTTAAATTAGACCAACTCTATAATATTATTTACTGTATATATATATTAATAATTATTATAATAATCATAATCCAATAAATCCAAAAACTCCAAAAATATGGGCATTTTGAAAAGTCTCTCCTATAG